TGCTCCGTTCGGATTCATGAGAATGCTCATACCTGTGGCGACAGCAGACGCCCAAGGAGAGATGTTCTTGGCTTGGGCATTGAGTGCGATGGCATTGTTTGAGTAATTGACAGCCCTGCGCCGATAGCCAAAGGACTCCGCGACGGCATTGGCAAGGATTTGATTAACCTGCATATCTTTGGCAATGTCGTGAGATGCCATCACTTCTGCTGTGTTGCCGGTTCCGAGAGCGACACCGCTGGCCGCCTGAGCCACTCGAGTGGTGGCCTTTGTTTGTCCGGCACGATAAGTAACCGCGGCAACTTCCTGCTGAGCTCTCTTTAAAACATCTTCTGCGGCTGTCCGGAAAGACTGCGCCTGCAGTTTTGAAATCTCACCCTGAATCTTGTAGAGCTGCTTCTGCTGCTTCGCCTGGCGGAAGGCAAGGATCGGTGCAACAATGCCGTTGACCGCATTGTGTCCCATCGAAAAGCCAAGGCCGAAACTGCCCAGACCGTTTGCCGCATCCGAAGTTATCTTAGAAAAACCAAACGAGGAACCCTGTCCCTCGTACAGAGGAACGTCAAGATCCTCGCCAGCATATTGATCGTACTTACCCATGTGCCGTTACCTCAATTTTTCTCTAAGGTAACGGCGAAGCTTCAATGTTTATGGACGTTAAGCCGACAGATCACAGGTCAAAGCCAGCATTGTGACGGGCAGCGGATCGAGCTGCCTCAAGCACACCTGACCGCCTCGAGTCCATGTTGAATAAAGCTGAAGATCAATTTCATCAGATTTGAGCGCGGGAGGAGATCCGCAGGGCTCGATCGTTCTCTGCTTGTATTCAACAAGGTCATTCTTATCGAAGCTGGGGCCTGCGAAGATTCCGGAACTTCTATTAACCCGAACTGTGATCTTGTAGACGTTCTTAACCCTGCCCATACCTCCGGACTGATCCTGGAGGATGACCGGAAGTGTTTTCACATCCGACTGATACGGAAGACCGACTTGAACCACCGATGCTTCATGGTTGAGAGTGACCTTGCCATTTACAACCTTCTGCTGAGGCTGGACAGCACCGTCGGCCAAAATAGAAACTGTCTTTCCCTCGAGCCAATCAATTCCGGAGATCGTGGTCGTAGGCGTCCCGTTGTAGGTCGCGCCGGAATCGACAAAGAAGGCATCAGCCAAATTCTTGAAGTTTCGTGTTCTCATGCGCTCAACATAGCGCTTCTGGCTTCCGTTGATTGTCCTTCTGATCACGCAGTAAAGGGTATCTTCCACGCCTTCTGAAACAGCGCAGCAGGATTCAAAAACTCCGTCCGTGTTATGGCGATGCCAGGAGCCGACTTGTTGCTCAGGAATGTACGTGAGCCCCAGCAAGTTTCCGTCAGAAGAAACAAACCACATGATAGGGTACGGAGCCTTCTGAGCCGTGGCATCTTTGATCGTCTTGAAGTCAAAGAGGTGCTGACTTCTCAGGCACAGATCTCCGGACACAAAACCGCCTGCCTGATACTGATAGGCGAGTTCTCGGACATGGCCGTCACGAGCCGAAGCGAAGATCAGATTGTTGTTGTAAACGAGCGGTCTGACTGTCGTGGCCCCGTTGTAGCTCTGAGGTCGAGCAGAAATCGAAGAAGGCGTAATCGCGTCAGAGTTCTGGGGACTGATTCGTATCTCTGAGCCCGTTGTTAAAAGGATCAGGTGAGACAACGGAGAAATGTGCAGAATCTTATTGAACTCTGTTGCCGCGATCCTAAAGTTGATGCGGTCATCGTCTTTAGACGGCAGGGAGTACGTCATATCGCTCTCTGTTCCGGAACGAGTGGCAACCACCCGCTGAGGATCGGTCTTAAAACCTGCAAACCAACGACGTTGTTCAAAGTAACCTACAGCGCTCGGATAATTTCCGGAAGACACAACTGAATCGTATCGGCGCGGCGTGATGTCGGTCTTCGGAGCAATGTTGTCATCAATGATCGATGTAGTCTCTGAGTCTCCTATGTAACCGTAAATGCCGCCCTGATTCTTGTAGAAGCGGTAGTAACTTGCTCCGGACACTGCAGCGCACGAGATTCTGATTGTCGTACCTGTGGCATAGAGGTTGGCGGTACAAGACACTGCTGCACTCGGTTCGCTCTCAATCGTCTTGTTCGCATTGAGGCAGGAGACTTTGTATTGAAAAGTGTACTTGTCGGCGTTCTTATCCTCGTTGCCCGTGGTCGTTTCTCTTACTGCAGTCACGTTTGTGGGCGTGGCCAAGGTCGAAGAGAAGCTGATTGTTGCCAGTCGCCAATCGGTGTTGGAATACCTCCGGATCTCAGTCGGAGCGTAATCCTCATGCGTTACGGTGATGATGTCATTTGACTGCACATACTCAAGTTCAAAGAGATCATCTGCATCCCATGGCGTTGTGATTTCATAGGGCTGATTGCCGTTCATCAGCGTGGCACCGAAGGAATGGAATCTGGCGTATTTGTGCCCCAGTTCGATGACGAAGGTTTGCTGAGCGTTAAAAACAAACGGAATCAGGCGTACCTTCTTGCTTGAGTCTTTGACCTCACGCACGAACTCAAATCCGGGCCTGTTTTCAATCGGGCCCTGGGGACGGCAGAGAAAATTCAGGCACGTCTCAAGGCCTGTCTGATACTTTGTATCGTCTGTTCGCCCAAACATTTCCGGAGAAATTTCACCGCCGGCAAAAGAGCGCTGAAGGACTTTAGTTGAGCCACTCATGTCCGTCCCTCCCCCAGTCACCATAGTCACCGATGAAGTCAGGCTTGTAGCTCAGATGATCTCTGTCCTGAACTGCATCCTGAGCCTGTGCTTTCAACAGTCTGTCTTCGTAAAAGCGCATCATCTCAGCCGCCATCTGCACACCCGTCATTCCCGGAACAACAGTACCTGCAAGATTAGAGGCAAGCAGGAAAGCCAAGGCATCAGCAAAGACATCTGAAAACTTTTCAGGCTTAACCTCCGTGGTGATATACCTAATCCATATACGTTTTTGCTCTGCCACCAAACAAACTTGCCCGTTGATCAATTCACGGACGTAATGGAGCGTTTGTCGAGTTGCGTTTCCGTTTTCGTCTACCGGGTAGGCATAAATGATCTTCACACAGTCTGCAGGAATCGGGAACGCATAGCCGCCTCCGATAGGTTCCACAGTTAATCTGGCTAGCTCTTTGCGAGTTGTAGCAAAGCTCCAGTTATAGGTGGCAAGGATAGTTTTTAAGGCAATGGGATAAAAGCGCCTGCAATGATCGGCCTGAGCGCTTCCTTCAGGCGGATCGATAGAAGTTACTGTCGCTCTGTCCCCGAGCCTCGAGAGAGCGATATTGCAGATGTCGACAACAGAAGACATGTTTGCTCCTAAAAAAGAGGGGGCGCAAGGCCCCCAAAATGCTCGCTAGGAATAATCCTGTTTACTCGGCTGCATAGTCACCGATGCGCTTGCCCTTCGGAGAGGATGCGCAAAGGGAGATGCCTGCTGTTACCTTGCAGCTCATTGCAGTGCCGGTAAAGGACAGCTTGAGGTAACGCGGACAGCCTTGCGGCAGTTTGATTGCCGTATCTGTACCGTAAGCCGTTGCTACGGTATCAGTCACAGAGGCGCTGGCAGAGCCGCCGAGAACCTCAATAGATGTCGGCAATGCAGATCCGGAAAAACTCAGGATGACGTAGAGCTCACCTTCAGAAACACCGGCCTTGTTCAGGTCGAGAGTGTTCGTGGATGTTCCGGAATTCCCGGAGAGGGACTGGCCGTCACTGAACATAAGCTTGGAATCGAATCTCATCTTTTTCTCCTATTACGAAACAAGATCTTCAGTGAGGCTGATGGAATCAGACACTTCGATCGGAATGTCGAAGAACATGGTCTTGAACTGTTCGGCGGCCTCAACGACTTTGAGAACGTTTGTGCTCTTAGCGTAAGCGGCAAGTTCAAGAGCGGTGTGCACTTCTTCAGCACAGAAGAGGTGGAGGTTCGTGCGCAGATCAGACGGGATGCGGTTCTTTGCAACGATCAGTTTCTTGATCAGATCTTCGGAACCCATATCAACAGCACCGTCAGAAATCGGGATGTTGCAGACACGAACCACGCCGCGCCAGTCTTCAAGGGCCGCACCTGCCTGCCACTTGTAGTGATCGCGATAGACTTCATACATGGAGCCGTCGGAGTTCACGTGAGTGCACTGGCCTTTGTCAGTGTGCTGTAAACCGATCTTGGAGCCCTTCGGATAAATACCGTAGAACTGATCCATTGACACAATGAAGATCGAAGTGACCTTCTTTGTCGTTGCTCCGGTGCTCACAGCCTTAATAGTGTTGCGAGAGGACGGAGTTGTGGAGCTCGTGTCGTTATAACGAGCGGCAAGACCCATGAACTTGTCCGGCTCCGCATCGATGTCGCCGTAGAAGATTGTTCTAGCCATGTCGTTGGCCATACCGGCAAAAAACGGCTTCTGTTCAGACAGGCGCCAGGCGGCTGTATTGCCGTTGAGGTCAGCCAAGTCCTTATCGACTTCAGCGTACATTTCAACATTTCCGCAGGTATCGGTTACCTGAGCGGTCGTGGATTTCTGCGGCTGAACGCCCTGATAGAGGCGGCGCCAAGTCGGTTCAGGAATGCCAGTGCGAATGGCATGAACGTAGCCATCCGTCTTGTTGCACTCTTTCCATCTGAGGAGTTTGAGAATCGGGTCTCGTTTAGACAAGACTTCAGCAATCGGAATAATCTGACCTTGCGGGTCAAGTCTCGATGCGAGGTCAACCAGTGTTGGATATTCAGCA